TCTCCCGCAGAGGTCACAAAGCCGGAATGCGCAAAGTGCCTGATTGATAACAAAGTGGGCGATGCGCTGTTTGAATCCAACAACGCAGGTATGTATTTTGCAAGAGATGTTGCGGAGCTTGTGAAAAACGCAGGATTCAACACCAGCATACGGACAAAAAGGACGATTTCCAACAAGCAGACAAGAATTGAGTTTGCATCAGACGGAATCAAGAAACATTTCTACTTCAAGCATCCGTCCACATACAAGCGAGGGTGTCAATACTGGGGATTCATGCAGGAAGTGACCACCTATGTCAGAAGCGGAAAGGTGGCACACGATGACGCTCCCGATTCTCTATCGCTGCTGGAAAACGAGATCAGAAACCGTATCAGCGGCAAGATTGAAATATTCAAAAGACCGTTCTAAGAGGTGATGATATTGAGACAGATGTTTGGTAGAAAGGTCATTTATTCCGATGTTACCGAGGTAAACGAGGGCAATATTGCAAATATTTTGCAAAAGGCAATGGTTATCCACACCGCAAACCGGGCAGACATGGAATATTTATACAGGTACTATAAAGGCGATCAGCCTATCCTTGCGAGAGTAAAGGATGTACGCCCGGAGATCAACAACAAGATTGTCGAAAACCGGGCAAACGAGATCGTGTCCTTCAAGGTCGGCTACTTGATGGGAGAGCCTGTACAATATGTCAGCAGGATAGCCGATGAAAAAGCGGCTGAAATGGTGACAAAACTGAACGATTATGTTTTGTCCGAGGACAAACCGGCAAAGGATAAGGAACTGGCAGACTGGTTCCACATCTGCGGAACGGCTTATCGCATGGTCATGCCGGACACACCGGAAGATGAAGATGAAGCCCCGTTTGAGATTTATACCCTTGACCCCCGGTTTTGCTTTGTGGTGTATTCCGTGCAGCTGGGAAATCCTCCCCTTATGGCGGTCAAGTATGTCAAAATGGAAGATGGGACAGTCGTTTTCAGCTGTTACACAAAAGACCACTTCTACGAGGTGACCGACACATGGAAAATCACCAGAAGTGAGCCGCAGATTTTGGGAATCCCCATCATCGAGTACCCGGCAAACCGGGCAAGACTTGGCGCATTTGAAATCGTACTGAATCTGCTGGATGCAATCAACAATGTGGAATCCAATCGCATGGATGGCGTGGAGCAGTTCGTGCAGTCCTTGCTTCTGTTCCATAATGTGCGTATTTCCGAAGAACAATATTCTGCGCTGCGGCAGGATGGAGCGATTCAGTTTGAGGATATTGACCCGCAGAAGAAAGCGGAGATCAAGAACCTTGTTACAGAGCTGAATCAAACGCAGACACAGACTCTTGCGGACAATCTGTATAACACGGTGCTGACCATCTGCGGGATGCCCAACAGAAACGGAGGCTCTTCTACCTCTGACACCGGCTCTGCGGTCATTATGCGTGACGGCTGGTCTGCGGCAGAAGCAAGAGCAAAAGATTCCGAGCTGGTATTCAAGCGTTCCGAAAAAGAGTTTCTGAAAGTGCTTTTGCGGATTTGCAATGACTTGAGCGACTTGTCTTTGAAACTGTCCGCAATCGAAATCAGATTTACCCGGCGGAATTATGAGAACATTTCCGAAAAGGCAAATGTGCTGGTTACCATGCTGGGCAACGGTAAAATTGCGCCGCAGCTTGCGTTTACGCATTGCGGCCTTTTCAGCGACCCGCAGCTTGCGTACAAGATGAGCATGGAATATCTGGAGGAAAACGGAGGAAACAATGGAATTAACGATGGAGATGGTGCGGACGATCAACGAAATCCTCAAGAACCGCAATCAAGCGGAGGTGAAAGTGGAGAACGGGAAGATCGTGGTGCTTGAAGTACGAAGAAAGAAGAAATACTGAGTGGGTCTTGCAAGGGCTTGACCGACAGCCGAGGGGCTATCCGAAAGGGTAGCCCCTTTTATTTTTTGATTTAACCGCCGAAAGGCGATAAATGGTCAGTGACGACCTTAAAACGCAAACGGGAGACAACCCGAAAAAAACAGAAAATAGTGCTGAGTGAACAGCCTTGTTAAACGCAGGAGGTAATCAAAATGGCAAAAATCGACACCAATCAGATCAAGGGCTATGCGGAAATGTCTTTGGAGGACAAGCTGAAAGCATTGGAAGCGTTTGAGTATAACGACAATGCATCCGAGCTTGAAAAGCAGAAGGCGGCTGTTTCTAAGGCAAATTCCGAGGCCGCAGAGTGGAAAAGGAAACACAATGCCCTGCTGAGCGAGGACGAACAGAAGAAGCAGAAGCAGGAGGAGGACATTGCCGCCATGCAGAAGGAACTTGACGAACTGCGCCGAGACAAGACCGTTTCGCAGTTCACAGCCAAGTTTATTGCACAGGGCTATGACGAAAAGCTTGCGGCAGAAACCGCAAAGGCGATGGCTGACGGAAACACTGATAAGGTGTTTGCCAACCAGCAGGCGTTTCTTGAGGCTTATGCAAAGCAGGTAAAGGCCAGCGCAATGAAAGGCACGCCCAAGCCCGCTGCGGGCGCAGGGGCGAATGGTGCAGACTTTTCCAAGAAAGCTGCCGAAGCGCAGAACGCCGGCAATTTTGCGGAGGCGGCGTACTATACCCGCCTGATGAATCAGGACAACAACACACAGTAAAGGAGAATGAATTAAAATGGCAGATACTTTTGCTACCAGCTTCGGAGTGCTGAATTACTCCGGTATGCTTTTTAACAAGGGCAACATCCGTACCCCCCTTTCTTCCATTATCGGAAGCCGTGCAAAGACCACCAATCATGTGGAGTTTGTCACTGGTCAGGAATACAGCTCTGCTGGCGGCGCACAGCCCGCTATCAGCGAGACTGCGTCTCTGACTGCCCCTGACGCTACCGTGGTGACCCGCACCCAGAAAACCAATGTTACGCAGATTTTCCAGGAGACCGTGGGCGTTTCCTACGCCAAGATGTCCAACATGGGAACCCTGTCCGGTGTGAATATCGAAAATCAGCAGGCCAACCCCATCAATGAACTGGATTTTCAGGTTGGTGCAAAGCTTCAGAAGATTGCCCGTGACATGGAGTTTACCTTCATTCAGGGCGCATACAACAAGGCCACGGACGATTCCAAGATCAACAAGACCCGTGGTCTGACCACCGCCATTACCACCAATGTGACCGCAATGGGGTCTAAGCCTCTGGGCTTGTGGGATGTGGCCGACATGGTGAAGAAGATTTACGGTGCAAACGCTCCCACCAACGGTCTGGCACTGTGGTGCGATGCTGTGACCATGTTCCAGATCAATGCGGATGCCGTGCAGAACGGTCTTACCGTAGTTCCTGTTGCTCGCGAGATCAACGGCATTGCGCTGTCCAGCGTAATCACCCCTCTGGGCGTGGTTTATCTGTACCTGGGCGAGTGCCTGCCCGCTGGCACCGCTCTGCTGCTGAATCTGGATGTCATTGCACCCGTGTATCAGCCTGTACCAGGCAAGGGCAATTTCTTCCTGGAGCAGCTGTCCAAGACCGGTGCTGGTGAGAAGTATCAGCTGTTCGGTCAGGTAGGTCTTGACCACGGCCCCGAATGGTATCATGGCAAGTTCACCGGTATTTCCACCGATTTCACTGCGCCCACCTACAGCCGCAGCGTGTTCATCGCCAATGACGCAAGCAATCCTGTAAACACCAAGGCTGTGACCGGCTGATAAAGGAGGGCGGGAAGTATGACCGAAGCTGAAAAGACCGAGCTTTTAGCTACTATGACAGACCAGCAAGGAAGCGTGCTTTCCGCCTACCTTGCTATTGCTGGGGATAAATTGCTGCGAAAACTATACCCGTTTGACGACACGATTAAGGAAGTCCCCGAACGGTATCACATGACCCAAGTGGAGATTGCCGCATATCTGCTGAACAAGCGCGGAGCAGAGGGCGAAACAGCGCACAGCGAGAATGGCATTTCCCGCTCCTATGAGGACGGCGATGTTCCGTCCTCCCTTTTGCGTGACATTGTCCCTTATGCGGGGGTTGTGAAATGAAATGTATGGACCGAAACAAATCCGAGTGCTGGTATCTTCTGTACGACGGCAAGACCATGAATATGTCCGATGACGGCTACGAAACCGGGCAAATGTCCGTGAAATACAAAGACGCAGTGAAAATGCTGGCGAATATCTCCCCTGCATCCGGGGCGGCGCAGGTGGAGCAGTTTGGACAATTTGTGTCTTATGACAAGGTTATTGTCACGGATGACATGAGCTGCCCTATCAGCGAGGATACTGT